GGACTACAAGTGGCCCGGACTGTTCAAACCCATGGCGCATCAGATCGACACCGCATCTTTTCTGACGCTCCACAAACGAGCCTTCTGCTTTAACGAGCAGGGCACCTGCAAGACCGCATCGGCTATTTGGGCATCAGACTACTTACTCGAGAAGAAGCACATAAACCGAGTGCTCATCGTCTGCCCGTTGTCGATCATGCAGTCTGCGTGGCAAGCCGACCTGTTTAAGTTTGCATTGCATCGTACCGTAAACATTGCCTACGGCGATCGAAACAAACGCAAGGAAATCATCAACAGCATCTCCGACTACGTCATCATTAACTTTGATGGGCTGGAGATTGTGAAGGACGACATCAAGAATGGCGGCTTTGACCTGATCATCATCGACGAGGCCAACGCATATAAGAACGCAAAGACTAAGCGGTTCAAAGCGATGAAAGAGATCATGAACCACAACACGTGGATGTGGATGATGACAGGCACCCCTGCCGCACAGTCTCCTCTTGATGCTTATGGCTTGGCTAAGATGTGTGTCCCCGACACGGCCCCTATGTTGTTTGGTGGGTTCAGGGACTCTGTAATGCAACAGCTTACAAGGTTCAAGTGGATACCGAAGCCATCGGCAGAAGCGACGATTCACAAAATGCTCCAACCCGCCATCCGATACACGAAGGCCGAGTGCTTGGACCTACCCGACGTCACTCACACCTCTCGCTATGCCCCCCTATCTCCGCAGCAAGTTAGGTACTACAAGCAGTTGAAGAAGGAGATGATGATCGAAGCGGCTGGCGAAGAAATTTCAGCAGTTAACGCCGCATCCAACCTGACCAAGCTACTTCAGATATCTTGCGGTGCTGTCTACACCGACATGGGCAACGTAGTGGAGTTTGACGTGGCAAGCCGGCTGTCTGCCGTGCTGGAAATTATCGAAGAGGCCACACACAAGGTGCTGATCTTTGTGCCTTTCACGCACACTCTGGCGCTATTAAAAGATTTCCTATCTAAAAACGGAATCACCGCCGAGATCATCGACGGAAGTGTGAGCGTTAACAAACGCACCGACACGTTTAAACGTTTCCAAGAACAGCAAGACCCCAAGGTGCTTCTCATCCAGCCCCAAGCGGCGGCACACGGAGTAACCCTAACTGCGGCGAACGTTGTGATTTGGTATGCTCCCGTCACCTCGATTGAGTCCTACCTACAGGCAAACGCACGGGTGCATAGGCAAGGGCAAAAGAACCCCGTAACTGTGGTGCATATTGAGGGCAGTCCCGTAGAGTCAAAGTTGTACGGCATGCTTCAGAGCAAGTTGGATTTCCATAGCCGTATTATCGACCTCTACAAAAACGAAATTAATACTTGACAGACTAAAGTTACAGAGTTACAGTTGTAAAACGGACAACAGATCCGACACGGAAGGAAACCATGGACGCACCCATAGAGAAGATCGTCGCCGCTTACATTAAGATGCGCGACACAAAGGATGCTCTCTACAAAGAGTATTCTTCAAGGGCTTCTGAGATTGATGAGCAGATGGCCATCCTTAAAGGCAAACTGATCGAGATCTCAAAAGAGACTGGCGTTACAAGCTTTTCTACACCGAACGGTGTAGCGTACCGCACAGTAAAAAATCGCTACTGGACTAACGACTGGGGAAGTTTCTACGACTTCATGCGTGAGAACGGTACGATGGAGTTGTTGGAAAAGAGGATACATCAGACGAACATGAAGGAGTTCTTGGAGAACAACCCCGATTTGCTGACACCGGGGATGAATGTGGACAGCGAATACTGAGTAACCGTTCAACGTAGGAGAAACTAATGGAAGTCGTTGATGAGAAGTACATCACGATGGAAGATGTGGCGAAGCATTATTCAGTGTCAATCTCAACCGTGCGCGCGTGGATGCGAGCTGACATTATCCCCGCATTAAAGATTGCCAATGTGTACCGCTTCAAGCTGTCTGACGTTGACGCAGCGCTGAAAAATTACAGCAAGGCAAAAGAAATCGAGGAGCAGAAGAAAGATCCTCGGCAGTTGGAACTTGACTTTAACCCAGATAAAGATCTGTAAGGAGAAATAGATGTCTGAATTAGCATTGTTCAAAGGTGGGTTACCCGCATATCTCAAAGATATGCAAGACGAAGCAACCCAAGCATTGGCAGGGGGTAGTGGCGGTGGCGGTGCAAAGCGTATCTCTATCGAAGGCGGTGTGTTTCGTATGCTTGTTGGCGGTAAGGAAGTAGCAGTCAACGAAGACCGCTCGATGAATATGATCATCGTTAAAGCTGCGGCAAACAACGCCCGTGTTTTTTACGCCGGTACTTATGTCAAAGGGCAGATATCCGCACCTGATTGTTGGTCAAATGATGGCATCACCTCAGATGCCAAATCACGTAACCGTCAGGCAGAGAAGTGCGCTGACTGCCCACAAAACATCAAAGGTTCTGGGCAGGGTGAAAGCCGTGCGTGTCGTTTCCAACGTCGCCTTGCAGTGATTCCTGAGAACGAGCCTAACGGGTTTGTGTATCAGCTTACGCTGCCATCAACAAGTATTTTTGGTGATGGTACTCAGGGCAAATGGCCGTTGCTTGCTTACGCAAAACACCTTGCAGCGCATGGGGCACCCATCACTGGGGTGATTACTGAGATGCGGTTTGATACATCAAGCGCCACACCGAAGTTGGTATTCAAGCCTGTTCGTCCTATCACTGAGGATGAATTCAATATGGTGCAAGCCGCTAAAGACGCACCAGAAGCTCAGGCAGCGGTTACTATGACAGTGGCTCAAACGGATGGGGTGCGTAACGCCCCTGCTGCTCTACCTGAACCAAAGGTTGCAGCAAAGAAAACCGAGCCGGACACTAAACTGTCTGACTTACTCAATGAGTTTGATGACGAGTAAGTTGTAGCCTACGGGCGACTAGATCGACGGATTGAAAAGGCTCCGCGCCGCAGGGAGTCCTGTCGCCCTATCTTTTTTCTGCGGGGGAAGCGGCTATGGATACATTAAAATTTTTAGAGACAGTATTACCAACGCAAGGTATCTACGTTGCGTACACATCGAAAGGCCCAAAAAAAGATAACGTATATAAGCAAAGCTACTATGAGCAGATCGACGGTCTTATTGAACGAGGCCAAGAAGCAAAACATATAGGTTGGGATGCGTACTTCGCACTGGCTACATTTCCTGTTAAAGGAACCCGCAAAGCTAAAGACGCAGCCTATTTAAAGAGCTTGTTTTTAGATGTGGATTGTGGGGAAGGAAAGCCCTATGCCACACGCGAAGATGGAATACGCGCCCTAGTTTCTTTCTGTAAAACATACAAACTACCCAAACCTTTACTGACGAGTAGTGGTAGAGGTGTCCATGTCTATTGGCCTTTCACCCAAGAGGTAACTAAAGAAGAATGGCAGAAGGTTGCATGGAAACTCGACACGCTTATAAAAGCCGCCAAGTTTGAAGTTGATAACTCTATAACTTGTAATGCTGCGTCAGTCTTACGCACTCCGGGCACATCGCACTTTAAGAGCGAACCACGACCCGTCGAGTTCATCAATGGAGAGTGCACCCCCCAACCCTTTTCGTTTTACCAATCAACCATAGGTGAAGAGTCTAGACAAAGACAACTATTCAAACCCAGAGAGCTAGACCCCGTTACCCAAGCCCTGCTTGGCAGCTACACCAACAGCTTCAAACTCATCCTAAAGAAAACAAACAGCAACATAGGATGCAACCAGCTTAAAGATTTAATAACAAACCAAGCCACGATGGACGAACCCAAGTGGCGAGCTGCGCTGTCAATTGCAGCATTTACCGTGGAAGCTGACAAAGCGATACACATTGTGTCGCGCAACCACCCCGAATACGATCCTGTTGAAACAGAACAAAAAGCTGCACAGATCAAAGGCCCGTTCTTGTGCGATACCTTTGAGAAATACAACCCCGGCAAGTGTGAAGGGTGCATCCATCGTGGGCAGATAAGATCACCAATTACCTTGGGGCGGTCTGTTGCAGAAGCTAAAGAAGAAACAACTGTTGTCACCGACCATCCAACAGATTTACCTGAAGGATATTTACAGCAGTACACGATACCTAAATATCCTCCGCCTTATTTTCGTGGACAGAACGGTGGTGTTTTTAAACGTGAAGCAAAGAAAGCACCTGATGGTGCATACGTCGAAGTTGAAAAGTCCATATACCACAACGATTTTTATGTGGTGAAGCGGTTGATGGATGCAGAGTTAGGTGAGTGCGCGGTCATGCGATTGCATTTGCCCAAAGATGGTGTGCGTGAATTTACAATTTCAAACGCGCTATCAACGGAAGAGCTTCGTAAGAAGTTAGCCATGCAAGGCATAGCCGTAAACAAGATGGATGAGATCAAGGCATACGTGGTTGCTTGGTTTAACTACCTACAATTTTTGGAGAAATCCGGCATGACACACATGCAGTTTGGTTGGGTTAAAAAAGAAGAACAGCGTCTAAGTTTTGTGGTGGGTAACAAAGAGTTTTCTCCGCAAGGCATCGAGCACAGCCCACCATCAAGTAAAACACTTGACTACATGCACTTCTTCACACAGGCGGGTACGCTTGATAAGTGGAAAGAAACCATGCAGTTCTTTACTGATAAGCCGAACAGTGAGATGCACAAATTCATAATCGGTTGTGGGTTTGGGTCGTTGTTCATGGATTTTTCTGCGGTGCACGGGCTTGGCGTTCATGTCTACAGTGCAGACTCAGGTTACGGCAAAACAACTGCCATGCTAGCGGGTGCTTCTATTTGGGGTGATCCAAGCCTCGTTATGATGAAGCACGATGACACTCATGCAAGCCGTATGGCTCGTACTGAAGTGTTCAAAAACATTTGTATGTACTTCGATGAGATGACCAACATCGATGGAAAAGAAGCAAGCCACTATGCGTACTCGATTCCTAATGGCCTACAACGTGCCCGTATGGAGTCAAACAGCAACAAAGAAAGATGGCGCGGTCTGCCTTGGAAAACTATAGCCATATCGACCGGCAACACAAAGCTGTCAGATCGTATGCGTATGGAGAAAGCCGCACCCAACGCAGAGATGTACCGCATACTAGAAATTGAAGCGGTCAAAGGTTTGAAGCTGCGTAAAGAAGATACCGACATACTGGCAAAAGCTATCAACACCAACTACGGTCATGCACACATCCCGTTTCTCCAGTGGGTTATGCGTAACCTAAAAGAAACTGAAGAGCTATGGACGCAGGTTAGGCTGAAGCTCGATAAAGAAGCTAACCTGTCTTATGAAGATCGGTTCTATTCGGCAGGGTGCGCTTCATCACTTACTGGGCTTATCATCGCCAAGAAGCTAGGATTGATTGATTGGAACGTGGCTGAAGTTTTTAAGTGGGTGGTGAAGATTATCGGTCATGCGTCGGTAACCAGAGAAGAAGCCAAGATCGACCCACTGCACATCATTGGGCAATACTGGGCAGAAAACTTTTCTAACACACTGTCAATCCGAAGCACAGAGGACGCTCGCAAAGATAAGAACGAACTACTTGAGCAAATTGTTATGCCAGATAGTACACCACGTATGGGGTTAAAGCTGCGGTACGAGTA